TCTTTTATTTTATCTAGTTTTTGCATTTATGCTCCTTTTTTTACTCCTTTTATAACACCTTTGTTCTTAGATGCATAGAATATCTTTTCACCCTTCTTTTTTCCGTACTGTTTCTTCATGGATTTCATAATTTTTTTACCTTTTTTGTTTAATGGCATTAATTATCCTCCGTGATCACCGCTGCTTGTTGTACTCCGGTCTTTGCAAGGCTAACTCCAGCACGTAATTTTGCTAAATCTTCATTTTGTTCCATTTTATCCTCTGCAATTTCTTGTGCTTGCATTAATTTTGCTCTGTTTAGGTCTTGTGTTGCCTTATCATTCATTTTTTTACGCTCATTTTCCATCGCTCGAAGGTCAACTTCACGTGATTTTAGTTTTAGAAGAGGGTCATTGTCAAATTGTGACGTAATTTTCTTTTCTTCCTTCATATACTCCTCTGTCATCTCAGCAATCAACACTGCTTTTCTTGCCTCAACTTGATTTGTGAGCATTTGAAGCTGTTGTTGTGCCTGTGGATTAATCGCTGCTTGTTGTTGAAGCATCATCATCTCTTGCATTTGCTCTCTAAACTCTAATTGAACCTGTTCTTGTGCCATAATTGATATGTGCTCTAAAATATTTTTTTGTATTGCAGCCATTACAGCAGGATTATTTCTAACCATATTAGTTGACATAAAATTTAGGTGTGCAGTTATGTGAGCTCTGTGGTCTTGACCAGGAAAAGCTTGAAAAGGTTTACCAGCTAAGGCATTGATGTGTTCTAAACTTGGATCCATCGGCATATTTGGTGCAGGTGGTGGTAATATTGCGTCCACATTTTTTACACCAATCGCTTCATACATTGTTCGATAAACTTGATACATGTTATGTGCTTGTGGATTTGCACTAGCAATCTGTAATTGTGTTTGTGCAAGTGTAATTCTCTGTGACATAGAAAATATATTCGGATCTGCAACAGGTATTACATCAACTCTATCATCAAAATCTGTTTGTTTTACATTTCTTGCACCGCCAACAACATCATAGGGATACTCGGGTGGCAGATATTGTGACACGACTTTTGCAAGAAGTTTAAATTCTTTTTTCATAGCAGAGTAACATCTTTTGTGTATTGCAGACATAACTCTTGAGCCACGCTCTAGTAATGCGATTGTAGTTCCAACAGCAGCCTGTTGATTACTATCACCGACTTGCATATCAGCGATTGCAGCAAATCTTTGACCAGCTTGCACAACTATACCTAAAAGGTTCAATAATGTTTGAGATGGTTCTTTGTAGGGTAATGGAAAAAATGCATCACGTAAACTACCACCTGGTGCATCTACATCTTTAAATTCACCTGGTTGTATTGGAGCTGCTTCATCTCTAACTCTTACACCTCTTTGTTTAAATCCTGCTGGTAAGTTTGATAGGGTACCTGCGTCTAATAATTGACGGAGAGCCGCCGTTGCCGTACGACTCAATCCGCCAATCATATGAATGAGTCCAAAGCCATAAAATCCTAGTCCTGGCAGAAACTTGAAGTGGACAAAATATTGGATTTTATTTTTCTTTAGATCATCGGGCGCATAGTTTCGTCTGATAGACAAAACTTTCCTATTGCCTTCTTCTACAGTTACTATGTAGGGCAATTTTATTCCAGTTGGTTCACCTTCTGCTCCAACTTCTTCAAAACCTTCTAAGTCTAAATTTACATGACACTCTAACAAAGTATATACAGGTTCATTCTTACCTGTTTTCTTTGTGCCATCTAGCTCACGTTCTTTTTTATTGAGTTCATTATTTGTGTCTGCACCTGGTGGGCCTAACTCTACATCTCTGTAGAAACCATTGACTTGTTGTTTTCGTAATTCGTTTTCAGAAATTTTTATCGTATGAATTACTGCCTCCGCATCGTCTAATGAGGTAGCCGTATACGGGACAATTAATTCATCCGCCGGTACGAACTTAGATACTGCTCGTCCCATAGGTACATCGTAATATACCTTTTTAAAAGTTGATCCTGCTAAAGGTAAATGAAATAACATTGAATCAAATTCTGATTCGTATTCTTTCATTTGATCCATAACTAAATAGTTCATGAAATCTTTAACACGATTCGCCTGCTGTTCTGTTGCAGGATTTTTAACACCAACAACCTGTGTTCTTACAGGTCCATCTGATGGTAATAATTCTTTATAAGCTTGTGCTTGAAACTGAGTAACTGCTTCTGCAAGAACTGGGTGAGTTGCACCACTTGCTCCTTGAAACGGTTCTGTTCTATTTTCGTATTTGAAACCTAAAAGATCTAAACCTGTAATGTAAGCTTGCTCCCATTCTTTTCTTGAACCTTTGTAGTCCATATAGTTTTGAACCATTTCGTTTCCGATTGGATCTAAAACATCATCAGGTAAAAGTTCTGCTAAGTTATCAAAGTGTGATTCTGTTCCTGGTACATTGATTGCACCTGGTTCGTAATCTAAAGTTACGCCACCGTCTTCTTCTGGGATAACTTCGATTGGTCCTTTTTCTTGTACTGGTTCCTGAACGGCAACATCTTGTATTTCTTCTTCTGAAGGAATCTCAAGTTTGTTTCTAGTGTTCGGGAGTCCTTTATCTATATCTGCCATTTAATACTCCTATAAGTTTCTAACACGTTTCATTAGACCTTGCAACCCTTGTGAGTTTGGTCCTGATGCTGGTGGTGGGCCTGAATCTACACCAGCTAATTTAGCAATACCACCGCCTGCTTTTTCTAATCTAAAATTATCTGCAAAATAACTTTGTTTTTGATAATCGTCCATCTTTTTCATAAAGTCCTTATAATCTTGAGCTTGAAAATATTTTAAATCATCTCCACGACCAGCTGCTTTGTATACATCTTGCACATCCTCTACTGTTGGAGTTGGAAACATTTGTAACATTTCTTCGTTTCTTTTCCTTTGAAGTTTTTCTTGTTGAAAGTTACTTGGCTCTTTTTGAACATAAAATCTGTCCCTGTAATCTCTAGCTCTTTGATCTTGTGCACCTGCTTGTCTTTCGACAGCTGTTTGATATGCCTGTGATGCCATGCTTTCAGGATTCATAATTCTATTAATTCTACTTGTTGTTCCTGATCTGTTTAGATCTTGAATATCAGCAGAGGCTACATCTGTAATATCTTTTCTTTGTGCTTGTTCTCCTATATCTTTTCTTGCAAAAGCATCAAACACTTGTTCTTGATCTTTTAATGCATCAACATATTGTGCTACTTTTGGTTGAAACTGTCTTCCTGGTTCATCACCAACTAATTCTTTTTTTAATAATGTTTCAGCTCCTCCGTACCACGGCACTCCTTCCGGTCTCCCTGAAATCATACCTGGAAAAAATGTTTCTGATAAAGCTTGTTTATCTGTATATCCTCGCCCTTTAAAAAAATCATAAATACCTCCCTCAACCATTCCTTCGATTGCAACACCAACAGGACTTGCTATACCTGTTGCTTCTAAAGCCTTTGCTACACCACCTGCAGTTGCCTGACCCACACGTCTTAAAAATTTACCTATCGTTGGTAATGTTTTTGCTACATCCAAACCTCTAGTTAGTTTTGCTTGTGCAGCAGCTCGGACTCTAACGTCGTCTGATTTTAAATCCTGTCTTGTTTTATTAATATCATCAGTGTAAGAAGCTGGGTCATCACAGCTGCCAAGTCCACCATTTGATCCTGCAAACTTACATTTAAAACCCATTTTTTTTAGAATCTCTGCTTGTGCTTTAGGACTTGCAGATTTAATCTCATCAACATTTTTTCTTATATCTGTTAAAACTTCTTCTTGTGTTCCAGCCCCACCTACATCTAAACTAATGCCGCTAGTTCTATAATCTTTTCTAATTTGTTTTTGAATATCACTTGGAAGATTTGCAAATCTTTCTCTACCAAAAACATCTTGAGGTTTAGCAAACTTCCCTGTTTCAACATCAAACTGACCTAAGTTAGCAAATTTTATACCTGGATATTTTTTATTAGCCTCTGTTAGTTTTACATTTTGTTGATCTGTAATTCTTTTGATCTCATCAAAATTAGCTTCTGGACCTTTAGCTAGTTCTTTTCTAATTTTAATTAAATTTTTTGAAAGGTTACTGTCATAAGT